CCGGACCCGACGCCTTCGATGGCGATTGGTTCAGCTCTGCACACGCACGTACTCGAACTTGACCAGTGGGATGCGCGCTATGCAATTGCACCTGAAGGCATCGACCGGCGCACCAAGGCGGGGAGGGAAGAATGGCACGTCTTTACAACAGCAGCACAAGGTCGCACGGTGCTGAAGCGAGAAGAGGCTGAACAGGTAATGCACATGGGCCGATCTGTTCTTGGCCACCGCAGTGCCGCTGCGTTGCTTGCAGCTGATGGCCAGCCGGAAGACACATTTATGTGGACCGACGAAGCCACAGGGTTGCAGTGCAAGTGCAGGCCGGATTACATGCACAGCGATGGCTCAACGATTGTTGACCTGAAGACAACAAAAAACGCCAGCCCGCGGGGTTTTCGGTATTCGGTGATTGACTACCGCTATTACGTCCAGGCGGCTTGGTATTTGCACGGCGTGGAGCAAGCGACCGGCAAACGGCCTGAGCGGTTCATCTTTGTGGCGGTGGAATCCACGGCGCCGTATGCGTGCGCGGTGTATGAAGCCAGCGCTGAGATGATCGAAGCCGGCATGATCCAAGCGCGCGAAGATCTGGGCAAGCTTGCGGCTTGCAAGGCTGCCGACCATTGGCCCAGCTATAGCGAAGAGGTGCAGACGATGACGCTGCCGCCTTGGATGCTGCCTGGTGCTGGCACTGGTGAGCCTGTGACCTTTCCCGACAACATCGAGACATTTTGATGACTGACTCAGCACTGACAACCGCACGGCCCAGCTCGATCTATGCGGGCATGGAAGCATTTGACAATGCTCAACGCATCGCCAAGTCACTGGCTAGCAGCACGTTGGTTCCGCAGCAGTTCCAAGGGCAGCAGGGTTACGCCAACTGCTTAGTGGCGCTTGAGATTGCGGGCCGCATGAATTTGAGCCCGCTGCAGGTGATGCAAAACCTGCACATCATCCATGGCCGCCCAAGCTGGGGCAGCCAGTTCATCATTGCGTTGATCAACGGTTGCGGCCGGTTTGAGCCGCTGCAATACCGCGTGACGGGCAAAGGCGACGACTTGGCCTGCCAGTGCGTGGCCAAAGAGATCAGCACCAGCGCTGACCTTGAAGGCCCAACGGTGACGATGGCGATGGCGAAAGCTGAAGGCTGGGCCACAAAATCGGGCAGCAAGTGGCGGACAATGCCAGATCTGATGATCCGTTACCGGGCCGCGGCCATGTGGGGCCGGCTTTATATCCCCGACCTTTTGGTAGGCATCAGCCACAGCCAAGAGGAAGTGATGGACATTGAGCCGATCACCGTCGAGGATGCACCACAGCCGGAGTTCGCGCCGCAGCCTGCTGATGAAATCTTCTGATTTTTTGACTGATGTTCAGCTTGCTGAGCGTTGGCAGTTGAATCGTGGGACGTTGATCCGTTGGCGTCGCGTCGGTTGCGGGCCTGACTTCATGAAAGTTGAAGGCCGCGTGCTCTACCCGTTGGCCGCGGTGGAGCAATACGAACAGGCCAACACCACCATCCTCGGAGGAAAATGAATTTCAAGTTCTTTGCCAATGTTTTCAAAAACACCGTTGAAGATCACAAGCGGATCTATGGCGAAAATTATGATCCTGGCAAAAATTACCCAGGGTTCGTGGGAACCATTGAGATCCCGAAAAGTCAGCTACAAACGCATGTCACTTATTACCACTACGCCAGCCAGACGGAATTGAATCGCAATTACCTAAATGAAGAAGTGGTGCCGATCCGCATTAGCGGTTGGGCCAAGCAATCTGAAACCACTGGCAAGACTTATTTAAGCCTTCAGTTCGAGCCGGATTACAAGACCATGAAGGCAGCAGAGGAAGCCCAGCGAGCGGAAGCCGCTAAGGCTGCACCCGCAGCACCACCAGTCGATCAGGCAGCGCAATCATTGGCCGCTGCTACTGGCGGTGACGTGCTGTTTTAGGGCAACTCTGATTCAAGCCGTGCGACCTCATGCACGGCTTTATTTAGCAGGTGTTGTAGCAAGTAGTTTTGCCGCAGCAAGATTGCAGCAAGTGTGCCGGCTTCGGGATGCGTCTCGATTCGCCGGCATTCTTGCTCAATCTCAAATTTTTGTTCCATCGGCACATCAAAATCCATCCAATCACCTAAGGCCATGACTGTGCTGCGTTTCCCTATTTTGTCGCGATGAAATGCCCTGAATGCAACAGCAGCAAGCTGCGTGCGCTTGATACCAACAACCGGCCTGATGACTATGCAGTGCGGCGCCGTGCTTGTGCAGAGTGTCACCACACATGGTTCACGGTTGAGGTGATCGCGCCGGCGTGGGCCTGCAGCTGGGATAACCCACGCAAACAGGGCAGCAAACCATGTCTCAAGGTTCCTGTGGTGAAGCTATGGGAAGAGACGACCTGATTGCCGGTTTTTTGCTAGCTGCATCACTGGGCCTGGCTATTGGCCTTCAGCTAATGCCTGCTGCACGTAATGGTTGGCAGGGGGGACCGGCTCACGCGCCTGCATCCCCTTGGTGACCCGGCACCCTGCCGTTAGCCGGAACGATCGATACATCCTGAAAGAGGTATCAGCCGCAAGCTAGCTACCAGGCCGCGGTTGCGTTGTTACTGATTACAACAGCCCACTAGCGGCACCATCGGAGGTGCATCATGATGCGCTCGTTCGCCACTCACCCCAATGCGCAACAAGCTCGCAAACGCCGCACTGTTCCTGATGCCCGTGATCGTTTTCGCGGCAATCATCCACGACCATGGCGTCCAAGCCCATCATTCACCCGATGCTGTGATCTGCAAATGAATCGCTATTACTTTCAGATTAAAGATGCCAACGTGCTGGAGTGCATCAAAGCCTCATCATTTGAAGAAGCCAAGGCCATTGCTTTCGACGATTGGTGCAGCATGTGGAACCGCATAGAATGGCTGACACCACAGACCCTCACTGAAGTTTCATTGCCTGATGTCTAAGTTTGAATCCGCTGCTTTTCAATGGCGCCATGATGACGAAGGCGCCCAGTATGGCGAAGGTGTATCACGGCCAGTGTCTGGCAAGCGCACCCGCCAATACCGCATCAAAGTCCACATGGCCCAGTCTCAACCAATGAGCGTAATCCTCTCTGCTGAAAGTAAATCAGCAGCGATCAAATACGCTCAAAACCGATGGCCCAATGCAAACATCAAATTCAATGAAGCCATCCAGAAAGCGGCTACATGATTTAATCAGCGACACCGCTGGCGTGCAAATTGAACGTCAGCGCATCGCTGGTCTAATTCGCGCCAGACTTCAAGAGCTACAAGGCGAGCCACGCACCCGTGAACGCTCGCTTGAATTGCAACTTCTTCTCAACCGAATCGATGAAACCCACTGATGCTGTCAACAGCCCAGAGCACTACTGGGGCAAGATCGAATGCATCGACGCAATTGAAGCCGCATTAACCCCGGAAGAATTTCGGGGTTTTTGCAAAGGCAACATTATTAAGTACATTTTCCGCGAACGGTTGAAAGGCGGCAACGAATCGCTAGAGAAGGGGCAGTGGTATCTAAACCGCTTGCTGGAAGGTGTGAAACCATGAAGCTGCCATTCTTGAACAAGCTTGAAAACTGGGCACTGCGCTTGCTAATCAAAAGCCCCCGCACTGGTTTGGTTGTCATCAAACAGATGGATGGCCCGTTGGTTTTTATTGCCGCTGATCCAATGGATGATCAACCATTAGACGAACACGGAGAACAAGTGCAGCACCTCGAACGCATCTGGCGGCGCTCATGATCTCACTGTATGGCGGCCGTTTAATTCTTGATCTTGACCCCGAAGCAGGCGGCTGGGTCGCTTATTTAACAATCGGCCCCAAACTTGAACACAAGACCACAAAAGCTTTAGATACAACTCATTTATTTACCGCACAGCAGCGTGCGGTTAAGTTTTATCGCCAGCTAAAGGCCGAACAATTGCCTGATCGGTTGACCTGCTGGGTATGCAAGCAATGGTCACCAAAGACCAACAGGTGCCAAGTTGGTATCCCTGAGTGCCGGCAAACTGGGGGAAGATTTGCCACAAATTGTGCGCTATTTGTGCAGCTGCAAGATTAACTGCCGCCCCGATGGCGCCTGGCGCATCTGCACTGCAGGTGGTGGCCTTTGTGTTGATTGCACCAGCGAACGTCGTGCGCGTGCCATTGGCGCAATGCTTCACGATTCAACCCACTGCTCAATCCAGCGCTCGCGCGATTCACGCCAAAATTCTTGACCGCGGTACCACTCGCGCCATGGATGGTGGGCCTTACTGCTATTACAACCTAGGCAGCAGGCCACCATATTTTCCCGCACCGTCAGGCCGCCTTTTGCCTTTGGCTTTACGTGATCTAAGGTCGCATCACGTTCGCCCAGCATGTTGCCGCAATATGCGCAGCACCACCCCCAGTTCAGAAAAATCTGATCACGAAACCGCAGTTTATTCTGCTTTTTCGGAATCAGGTGCGTCCCTTCGATCTGGTGATCCATGCACATCCTCCGGCAATGGAAAGCTTTCCACCTCCAGATCCATCAAGTGATCTAGAGATGGCAAGAACTCTGCAATGTGCGAATAGATGTCAGCGGGCAGCTCCTCGGGTTCTGTTTCAGATTTCAGCAATAGCTTTGCATTTATCTCGACAACGTACCAACGCATTAGGCTGTGCCTGCTAGCTATACGGTAGCGAGTCGAACAATGTCAGAACCGCCGCTTGAGATTGAACAGATGCCAGACGACATGCTGCGCGTTAGCCTCACGCTGCATGGGATCACATCAAGCTGTTATGTGTCGTCGATGCACCTAGTGGAAGAAAAACGCGGCCAGCTAAAAGCCAGCATTATGCGCAAAGTCATGGCAAGCTATGACCCACAATCGCCCATCAACGACTGGTGATCCGCAAGCTGACAGCAGGCCCATTCAAGACCCATCAGGCAGCAACCAAATGGGCCGAAAAGCGTGGTTATGACGATTATGACTTGGTGCAATCAGGTGAGAAATACCTGCTGCACATTATGCGGCCAGCTGGTCAGACTTTGCTGCCATCACGGTGATGTCGTTGTTGTAGCGGCCGGTCATTGAATAATCCTGCAGCGGCTTGGCGTGCTGGAAGAAAACCATTTGGCCGATCTTGAGGTTTGGATACAGTGGCAGGCTCCAATGGCGCCGCGCATTGACCAGTTCAAGCGTTAATTTGCTGCCGTGCCATCCTGCATCGCACCAACCTGCCAGCAGGTTTTCGTAGCCTTCACGCGCGCGGCTTGACTTCAGCACAAATTGTGCCGACACAGTGCTGGGCAGGTTGAAGGTTTCAAACGTCTCCGCCAAGCAAAACTCACCCGGCAGCAGCATGTAGGGATCATCCTCAGTGCGGGTTGAAATGTCGATTTGAATCAGCTCTTTGCTGTCCATCACCTCAATCATCAGGTGATGACCCAGCACCACATCAATGCTGACCGGATTCAGTAGATCGGGCCGAAATGGCCACACCATCTGGCTGGCTTCGCATAGCTCGCGGATCTGCCAATCACAAAGAACGGTCATGCAGTGATGAACTCCTTGGCTTTCTCGTAATACTGGATCCTATCGTCGATCCCGTTGTAGCCACCATTAAGGATTCTGGTTGATTGATAGATGTCGCCGGTTTCACAGACCGCTGCCCAGTTGTTTTCCTCAATCCAGCAAACCGCGCATAGGAATGGATACTTTGTTACCACGTAGTCGGTGCCTTCCATGATGCGATCATCGGCCATGCCGTTGTCACGCATCCATTTGTCAAATCGTGCAAAGTTGTAACGTCCAGTCAGTTGGATCACGCCACAGCCACGAAAACGGTATCCATCACCAGGCTGCGTGTTGCCAAGATCACTGCGGCCTTCATACATCCGCGTGAAATAATCCCGATCACCGATCTCCGTCATATACCGATAACCAGCAGTTTCATGGCACGTCTGCGCAACCAGCATTCGCCGTTGCGTCACGCTTGTCATGCCAGTGGCTAGCACCAGCCGGTTCAAATCTTCCATGAACACATCGTCAAATTGCGCTTCGTTATGGCCTGAAATTTGCGCAATCTGCCGGCGTGTAATCAGCCAATCAACGCCTTTGGCTGGCACTGCACTGCACCAAGCGTGATACCAGTCACGATCACGGCGCAGCAAATCTGGCGCACGGCTTTCAATCAGCTCACCTAGCTGCACAATGGCTGCACGCTGATGGCCCAAATCTTTCCAGTACCTGAACAGATCAATCAGCTGAATCGGTTTGTCGTTCATCAGACCATGGTGAATGAATGCTGATCGGGCCACCTAACGGGCCATCTCCTGGATGCTCGCGATAGATCGGCCGCGGCGTTTCGTCTGGCTGTGTTGCGTGCCAGATTCGGACGGCGGTATCCAGACGGTGCTTCAAGGTTGCGTGGAACTTGCGCGCTTGAATGCTGCGCTGTAACCGTTGCCAGTTTGAACGTGTGTCAAACCGCCAAAGCCATTGGGCATCTGGCGGGACGTTCATTACTTTTTTGGCTTCACTGCATAGATCGCTTGCAGGATCAGCTGCACCACGCTGTTGGATTTCAGCGGTGTCAGCGCGATAATTTCACTTGCAGCAGCGATCACAATCCATGTGATCGGATTTGAAATGATTTCTGCCATGGAAGCAAAGCATTCAGACTCAGCTTAGTCTGCCTGTTCAAGTGCTCTCAGTCGCTTTTCGTGATCATCAAGCCTTTCTTTATGATCGCTGCGCAATGCAGTGATCTGTTCAAGTACCAAGGTGATGCGTGCATCCATCACACTGCTGCGTTTATCTAAACGCCACAATGCACCGACGCCGGCTGAAATGATGACGGTGGCAATGCCGGAGAAAACGTCCACGCGGCAGATCTCCGAATTGCTGTTTGTATTTTATCGACCTTGGCCACGAGGAAGTTTGCGGCTTCCCCGTGGGCGGCTGTGCTGGCCGTGACCTTGTCGGGTTTTCTTCGGCTTTCCGGCAATAAACGTTTGCCCGTTCAGGCTTTTAGGCTTTGCCATCAGTCGTTATCGCAAAGATCCGGCAATGGGACGTTCGCATATTGCTTGGCCAAGCCGGTGTATGTGTGATGAAAAGGATGGTCAGGATTGCCCCGACCATCATGCACATACAGAGCTTCTAGCCATTTGACGCGATTGTCCATCGCTTGGGTGTCTTGCGCACCAGGCTTTGAAGGAATCATTGGGTCAGGACGTTGCATCAGCTCCAAGGCATCCCGCTAGCTTTGGTTGGCGCACGCTGCTCGTCGATTTGAGCTTGCAGTGCAGTTTCAATTTCAGCGACCTTTTCGTCGCCGCCGAGTGCCTCTTTCACCCAGCCAACGACTTGCTCTTCTTGAAGATCAGCAAAGGGGATCAGCGTTTCAGGGCGCTGAAAACCAATACTGCCGTACGCACCAGAAGAGTAGGTGTCGTCTGCTGCATTTACTGTGTAATGAGCAGTAAAAACGAAGCCATCGTCGGTCTCCCTTTCAAGGTTTGCGATAGCCCAGGTGAAGGTAGTGGCCATGAGAAAGAATGCCTTGTTAGCAGTGTATTAGAAAAGCCCATTTATGACACGGGGCGGTTTGCGCGTTAGGCGTGCTTCGTGATTTTAATTGTTGCAAATACGTTGTTCTCCCCAGAACCTGCATCTATGCCAAGGCCGTTAGTGTCGTTGCTTGCGGTGTAGTGCTGAAGTTCAAATGCTTTTGAGCTTGCGATGGTTGTTTTACCAAATCCTCCACCAACGCCATCACTGCGGTAAGCCAAGCCCAAGGCAGCTGTTGTGCTGTCAGTCACATTTCGGAATCTGCTTTGAGTACCATCAGAACGATAAATAGTTTCTTGCCACTCAATTGAATACGTTCCAGCACTTAACGTAATTTGGTTTGAAGAAACGGACGCCCACGTCTGACTTACAGCTGTGGTGTTAATTGGGCGTGTATTCCACGTGCCCGTTGAAGTCGCTCCACCGTCTGTGCCGCTAGACGTTGTGTGTTGGAAGATTGCGTAGTCATCGTATAAACCACCGCCACCACCACTTGGTGTTTGCCAAGTAGGAGCACTCGCAGAGCCGTTTGAAGTTAGGACTTGTCCAGAGGTTCCGTAGTTTGCACCGCTAAGCCCAAATTGACCAGCTGGACCAATACGTAAGCGTTCAGTTCCATCATCTTTAATTATTAAACTTCCACCTGCGCGAATATCAAATCCGTTTACACCATCAGAAATACGCAACTGGTCTGAAGTGCCATTCAAATGCAGAAGATTGCTAGGACCACTCGTCCCCAGACCCACGTTGCCCGAGGCATCGATGCGCAGTCTTTCACTGCCATTGGTATAAAAAACGCTTGGATACGCACCAACAGAAGTAAAGAACGAAGCACCGCCATCGGAATACATCTGAGCGGTATGAGAACCGACTGATGATTGAATCGTTCCAGCAACATGGAGCTTGGCGGTTGGTGTTAAGCCAACACCGACGTTGCCTGATGAATCGATGCGGAATCTTTCAGTGCTACTGGTTGCTAGAGTTATAGCGCCGCCCGATGCTTCATTAACAATTTCAAAATTATTACCACTGCCACCAAATCCGTAGTACGCAATACGAGTACCTGCACGACGCACGCCAACATAATTGGGACCGCTATCTGTTACGTCCATATTTAACGGATTATCGTTAGTCCCTCTAATCCTGATGGCGGCATTGGTATCACCAGTGTTCAGGTCAATCCCGACAGTTGGCGAGCTGGTCCCCACACCCAATCTGCCCTGACCGTCAATTCTGACTCTCTCAGAACCATTGGTCCTGAAGAACATGTTCTCAGTATTAAAGTCATACGCGACATAACCTCTTTGCGAACCAGAAGTGTTCCCAAATGCGTAATAGGCAGTTTCAGTGTCAGCAGATGGCTCCAACCATGCTCTTGGATGTGAACCTTTTAGGTGCAGCAACTGCGCTGGAGATGATGTCCCCACACCCAACCTGCCCGATGAATCGATGCGGGCTCGCTCACTGCCGTTTACTTCAAACGCTAGGGAATCTCCACTGTTTCTATATTTGATTTGACCTGTTGTTGGTGATGCGGCATCACCTAAGAACAAGGTTGAAATTCCCGCATTGTCCGCACAAGTTAAATAGACGGAGCTATTGCCAGTCAGGGCATTGATTCTGGCGCCAGCGTCTGCTTTTTCAACATCTAAAAGATAGTTTGGCGTGCTCGTCCCCACGCCCAAGTTGCCCGAGCTGTCAATAAACAATCTTCCCGTTCCGCCTGTACTAAATGCCAGCGCATTTGTACCGCTGTTGTACACCCCTGTGTCAGGGTCACCGTCAAACGCAATGCCTGGCGCAGCTGCCGTTCCAGCCGCCACATTCTTTAATAGTTCTTCAATGCTGATCTTATTTGTGACGTCATCGCTTACATCAACGATTGGCAGCACATCGGTGCTGATCGGATCCGCAATGGTTGCTAGATCCGTAATCTTGATGTTGGCCATGCTAAAACCGTCAATACTCAGATTTTACTGCGATTGACGGTCAAAGAGTAATCACCCAAACAGCACCGTCACCACCTGCGCCTGAGTCTGCAGATTCTGATGCGCCGCCACCGCCGCCAGGTTGTTGTCCAGCTCCTGCTGCTGTACCTCCACCCGTACCGTATCCACCATTGCCGCCAAAAACACTTGCGCCGCCATTGCCGCCAACAGTACCCGATGCATCACAACTGCCGCCAGCGCCTCCGCCAAAAATTCCATTGCCGCCATCTGAATCAGTGCGACTTTCACGGCTACTGCCACCATTGAAAATAGTCAGTGCGTCAAACCCAGCAAAGCCTGCTGACGTTTCCACAGTTCCCTGCGCCCAAGCAGTTGAACCGAAGCTGTAACTACCAGCGGCGTTGGTGCCATAGATGCCGCCATACCCAATAACGTGGGTGCCAAAGGAGCTGTTCCCACCGGAATTGCCGTTGCCGTTCACCGAAACACTTGCCCCACCAGCGCCGACCGTGATGGTTTCGGTAGCACTTAGATCACTTAACTTCAAGATGCCAATTACGCCAGAAGCACCAGCACCGCCACCAGCGCCCAAACCGCCGCGTCCGCCAGATCCTCCGCCGCCCCAGCAGATAACGATTGCAGTTGTCCCGCCACTTGGTTTATTCCAAGTAAACGTCCCAGGGGTTAGGTATTTCGTAAACGTCGAAGCAGCGATCGTGCCCCATAACAGTGCAGCGCCGTCAGTCAGCAGTGCCTTCCCAGCGTTTCCGGTTTGACTAGGGAGCAAAGAATCTACATTGCCTTCGACTTGGAACTCTGCAGGATCAAGCGTTCCAACAGTGATCCAACCAGAATTAGATGCGTTTCTGATTTTCCAAAGTGGTGGGCTGCTGCTTGTGTCGATCCAAGGCTGAAATGCAACAGTCGTTGTAGGCGCAGAAGGTCCAGAACTTTGGCTATAAAGCGCAGCAAGATTGTCGTTAATATCTCCGCGAACAGTCGGGAATGTTGCGTTTTGAACGACCTGATCGCTTTGGGCCATTACAGTGCTCTACCGTATCCAGTCGCAGTGTAACTGAAACCGCTATTTGTCGCTCCCGTAAGAGTTGCCGTGAATCCTGTCCCCGTGATGCCACTCAACGTCACGTAACCATTCGCACCAAGATCTGTTGGGGTGATGACAACCTCAGGAGCCTGGTAGAACGCATTGCTAAACGTCACCGCACTGCCGGACGAGCCAGTGCCAGTTTCTGTGCGCCGTCGTAGCTGCAGTGTTGCACCAAGCTGATCAGCAGCCACATTGATATTTGAGCTTGTCGTGGTTAGTTGAGCTTTGATCTGGATGCCACGACCTTGGATCACCCCCGCAACAAATTCAGTCCATGGTCCCCAGGTTGGGGATCCCGCCGGATCGTCATCCGTCGTTCGCACGTAAGTTACCGCGTTCACAGAGTCAGATGTCGTGCCATCAAATAAACCAGTTGCATCGTCAAAAAATCCGGGATAATCGTCGAAGTCTGTTCCCGTTTGAACCGTGGGGCGACTAAGGATTACGCGGCGAATAATCGTGTCGTAGACCGCACCAAAGTCAAAAGTGTCTTTGTAGGTATATTCAGCCTGTCCGTCAACTTCAAAGTAAAGATCAACTGCATAACCTAACGCCACATAAATGTCAGGCTCTAGCAGCAGTGCGGTCTCAGTCGCATCGTATGCACAGTTAACAGCGGTTCCATCGAATGGCGGCGCCAAGCTTTGCTCCGCGTAAGTCTTGACCGTCAGCAGTGCGTCAGGATCAGGCAACGCGACTTCATATCCGACTGCATTGACGGAACGATTACCGAGGAAGTCTTCGGCTTTGACAAAGTACGTCCCGGCAAGCAACGGCACCTGTTTTTGGGTGGACGCGCCAGAGACACCATCAACGATACGGTTACTGCTATTCCATTCAGCACTAGCTAACGGTCGTGGATCGTGGCGAATAATAATGCGCCCGCCAAGTTGAACATCTAGTTCGTCAACCTGATCCCAAGACAGAATGGCCAGCGTGTCAGTTGTTGGCGTCAGACTTAAATCAACGATGTCAGCCGGTGGTGCGCCAAGACCTTGAACGGTGTAATCCGCCAATGCCGGTTTACTAAATAAAACACCACTGGCACTAATCGCACTGACTTGGATTTGATAGTTGCCTGGCTTGGCGTCAAGAATGTCTAGCGTCGTGCCTTGAATAACCTCTTCGGTAAAGTTGTCGTCTTCGTGGCGATAACGCACACGGAATTTTTTGGTTGTTTGGCCGCTTGGAACGCGCCAGTGCCAGGTGATCTTGATTGCAACTCTGCCATTCAATACAAATTGGACTTCTTTGGTTGGCTCCGTCCCACCTAAGGGGATAAGCTCTAATACCTCAAGATCTTCTGGTGGCTCGGGGATGACATCTAAATTTGTTGCGTCACGCTGCTGAAGTTCTTCACCGTCTTCAACGTAAGCGTATTTGCCCTCGTTGTATGAAACGGCGTTGATGGTGTAGAGCATCTGGTCTTGCTCTTCAATTGCAAGCACGCGCCATAGCGTTGGCTGGATGTTACTTGCTCCCAAGCCAAGGCTTTCAAGCATCCAAATACTGTTGACGTTCGGGGCGATGCTGAAAGACTCTTGGACTGTAATTACGCCTGAGACAATCGTGTCTACAAGTCGCGTTTCGGCTGTTCCGTCAGGCAAAATAACGTGCAATTTGCTTCCCGACCCAAAGCTCAAATCGGTGTTTGCGGTATCGTCAACTGTGATTGAAGTGGTTGTTGATGCGTTGATTCGACCTGCTTTACGCTCGCCAGCAATAACAGGATCAGCGATCTGAATCACCATACCGGGTCGAACAACCTGCCCTGCGGAAAGACTTGACGTGAAGGAAACGACTTCTTTCTCGTACCTTTCTGAATACAGAATCCATCTGCCAATTCTTGCGGCTTGGCCACGGCTTGTGCAGGCGAAGGCGTCAAACTCTTTGCGCACCACGCCATACTTTGCAATACCGTCTTGGTCTTCAACAACCTCATAAGCTTTGTCTTTAAGGTCAATGTCGAGGTAGCTAACCACAACAACGGTGGGGCGAGTTTTTAGACTGCTGCCGCTATACGTAAAACCATCTTCTGTTATGTTGGCCATCGTGAATAGATAGGCCGGATCCCGTGGTGCGTCCTGTGCAATAGTTAGACTGCCTGCACTCCAAAAGCCTTGGCAGCGCATGACTGAAAGCAGGTCATTGACTAGCTTGAAGGACTCCTCAGCTGTTTGAATCGTGGTATTGCAGCTAAAACGTGCCTCCGTTCCACCGAAGCCATCATCAACAAGCTCGTTGCTATATTTCGACGCTGCAAAAAACGCCCACTTGTCTAGCTGGGAAACGTCAATGTGGTTGCCGAAGCCGTACCTAGTGCTGGTCAATAAATCCCATAAAATCCACGCTGGACAGGCGCACCATGTTGAAGCAGCAAATGTTCCGTCCCAGACAAAATTTTGCGGGTAAATAATTCTGCCAGTGTCAGAGTCAACGGTGACGCCATTGGGGATCTTGACTTTGACGCCCTTGATCAGGTACTTACGTGAGGGGATGCTATTGAATTGTTCGGCATCTACACGCAAGCCGATGAGAGCGCTGTTTGCATAGGTGAGCTTTGCCCACTTGATTTCGGTCATGCTTGACCAGCTGAAAGCGTCGGTCTTAAGAGGGTTTCCGCTGTCCTTCGTGATCCGTTCTACCTTTACGTCTACGTTGTCCGTAGGGTTTGGGCGCTCAAACTCAATTAGATAATCTTTTTGGTAAAGGTCGGCTGTACGGCCACTGATCTTGTCAGAAATAACCTCTACAAAGCCCCCGCTTGCGTACTGCACAAAAATCTTTAGTTCTACTGACGTGCCACTTGTGTCGCCCGTCTCATTATCAATTTTTTGTAGAGATGGAACTGAAAGCGTGATCCTTACCGCATCAACTTCATCGTCGGTGACACTCTCAACAATAGGGACGGATTGAGCAACAGGTCTACCAACCACACGCTCATTTTCCGTTCCAGGAGTTAAGGGAATATGCTTTTGACTTTGCGTGCCGTTTCGCGTGTAGATAGTAACGTCTTCAAAATTAAAGTCTCCGTTTGCACTTTCCAGTTGGGTGTCATTAAGAAAGATCGATTTATTTCCGTCAACTAAACCTTCAATCTCGCCTTCTGAAATCAGGTCAATGACATTTGCGTATTGCCTTGAATCCAGAGAATCTGGCGCGGTTTTGGGAGCACGACTGCTGCCGCCGCCGCTACCGCCTTTGCCGCCGCCGCCACCGCCGTAACCGATAATCTCCGTCATGCTTTTACCTGAACGGTGTCGATGCCAGCAGAGATAACGACACTGCCGGTCAGAGTTCTACCGTAAACGATAGGAACAGGCGTGCCACCACGGCTTGTATTTTGTACGCCTGAGAATGAATACGATCGAGATTTGCGTGGATCTTGTTCAGTATCTGGGCCTTGCGGAATTACAGGCACAGGAGAAATAGCTTGAGAAATGCCAGTCAACACAAGGCCTGCGCCGATGAAAAACAGCGCAGACGATCCCCAAGCAGCGCCACCAGCTCCAATACCCGTAACGCCAAATGCACCAGCAAATGCAGTGCCAGCGCCAAAACTTACAGCTGAAAGAGCAATCAGTGCAGCGCCAGCAAGAATAGTCAGGCCAGCATTGCCACCAGCACCGACAACTACTGGAACGATTTTGATTTCTTCTCGCCCGACAGGAAAATGAAGCTCATCCAGCGTCAACGCACGTTCGCCAACCAGCACCTTGTAATGCTGATCGGCCATGTGTTCTTCCAATACAGGAAAATTTGCAATCAACATTCGCACCACTTCTGCTGTGGTGCTTAAATCTGCCTCCAATGCAGTTCGACCAACGAACTTGGCGAGCTGCCCGTAAAGCCTGACCTTACGCAACATGACGCAGCCGCCTCCCTGTAACCGATTGTAGCCAGCCACCGTAAATATCTCTACTGCTTAGGCGTCCTGCAAGGTGATGTAGCACCATTCCATCACCGATAAATACGGCGCAGTGATTCAAGCCTTTGCCGTTAATCTGCATCAGCAACAGGTCGCCACGCTCCAGTGGTTCGTTTTCAGCCAGTTGGCGGAATCCTGTTGCAGCCCAAGCGCCATCAAACATAGGCGCATTCATGAACAGTTCTGGTGTTGCAGGACGATCCCAATCACGCAGCATGATTCCTTCTTCTGCATACCAGTCACGCGCCAAAGTCCAGCAGTCGTTGACGGCCCAAGTCCATTGTCTGCCGATTAAAGGGGCCTTGTAGCCGCAGGGGCAGTATTCGCCCCAGCGCTCAATTCGCGGGTTGACGATGTACCAAGGCAGACCGTGTTTTTCTGCTGAAACTCGATCGGCTTCGCTGGCAACTGGTGCGGTATGCGGGTGGCTGTGAACAATGCCGATGATCTCGCCAGCATCTGATGCAGCAGCGTAATCCTCAGGATTCAGCACAAACATATCTTCCCTACTGTGCGCCATATTGCGGCATGGCCAATACCGCTCACGACCTTTGATGACAACGACCAAACCAACTGACTCCCAAGGATCGCGGTCTTTAGCGTCTTGTAATGCAGCGTCGCGCCAAGTCATGCAAAGAAAGTGCCAATGCCTGGATAGCCACCAAATGGCAGCTCATTATTCTCGCCAAACCTAGCCTCGCAGCTACTCTGCTTCTTACCGCAAACGTCCTCCGATGCATTTACAGCAGGGTTATCATTAGCGTCAAAGTAATCAGTGCCTGTGTAACCGCACTCTGCGGATCGGTACACCCACTGACAACGGCTAATGCACTGACGTTTTGGTGCCCGAACACCTGCAAGGTCAAAAGCACTTGCAAGCTCAAATTCAACCAGATTACGATTCTCAGTTGATTTTCGATCTACGTAATAAACTTCGATTGGGAATAATGCTGATGGATCTGGTGTGCCGTAGGGGTTGCCAAGGGTAGCGACAAAAGTATCGCCTCCTTGGGTCGTTATTAAGCTGCCCCCTTGAGTGACCAATGGAGATACCACTGAGTTGAAGTTCGCGTCATCGATATAACGTGCCAAGGTGCGGAGACGTGTAACCTTTGCACCTTCCAAGCCATTTGGCAGTGTCGCTAGCAGCGCTGTGATTGTGCTGAGAATGTTACTGACTCTCAGCGTGGGTCTTGGTAGGCTCCCTTGACCAGAATAAGCAAAGCCGTCGGCTTCAATTGGCAAGGCTATGTATGTTCTTCCGCCAAATACCAAGTCGTTGCCGGAGTTTTGCTGCGTGCCGTTATGGAAGTAATAGGTCTCGTCCACACCGTGCTGGCTTACATTCAGTTGAAGCTGAAACAGCTCAATGATCGCAGTAGGGCTTATCCCCTGCAGGTCGCCAGTTATCGCCGCACTAGATTCAGTGTCGGTATAACCGACATCCCAGTAACCGGAGACAACGTAAGCCATGTTCAGCTAATTACGGCTTTGATAATTGCAAAGCCAATAACGATCGCTTCCGACAATGATCCGCCAGTGATGTTACGAACGTTGATGCTCGCGGAACCAGATCCAGCTTGAGCGTTCAGTAGATACGAACCAGCAGTGCCTCCGCTGACGTGGTTGAGAATAATGATATCGGTAGCAACGATCTCGGTGTTGGTCAGCGTGAAAGTCACGGTTGTGTCGGCAGCAAGCGCTGCGGCATTCATTGTGATCTGACCGCATTTCTTGCTAAGGGTGACACCCGTGCTTTTGCTGGTGGCTTGCGTGACTGTGCCGCCTTCACCCGCTACGTAGCCAGCCTTGTCTGTATTGAGATTCGTGAAGTTGGCATCAACTTCGGTGTGAGTGAGTGGTGAGCCCTTGCCAGCTCTAGTTACGATGGTGCTCATGGAAAAATCCTCTTGGCTGTAGTTTAAGGCTCATAGACCTCGCGGAAAGTCGCAGTAATAGTTTCGCGATTTGCCGCAACCAATTCGCGCTGCCATTCGTCGCACAACCACTTGTAAGACGTTGTGGTGTCTGGCGGGGTCCAATCAAACGAAGCTGCATCATCAGCCCGTGCGTCAAAAAACGCTTCAATCGCCGTAGCGTTTGCTGTGGTCAAATATTTCCAGGTTAATGACCACTGCTTAGGGTTTTGATTCAACCCAAAACTTAAACGCTGCTCATAGCCATCACCAAAAACAACCTTGCGCTGCCGTGGCTGTGAATTTTTTTGCGCCGCAAAATCTGGAGTGGTATTTGCGCCAACTGTGGTGTCGTCGAAAGTAGCCATCAGCGTGCCAAGAGTCCTCCAGGTCGTTGCTGCTTTATCAATTCTGCCTGAACAGCGGCAGAAATGGCAGAACCAAGTTGACGACCTTTGCCTTCATCGCCTTGAACGCTTGTTCCTTGCGCGTTTACGTTGACCACTACATTTGTGCCACCACCAGAAGCTTCAACGCCAAGCCGCCCATCTGCACCACGACGAAGCGGCATGATCGCTTCAGGGCCAGCCTCACCCATAAGGCCGGTGCCGTTTGCCATTGGGAATAGCGTTGGCTTGTTCACCACGCCGCCATAGGCAAAGGGGACGATTTTGTTTTGCGCGAATACATTGCCATTAGCGCTTGGAAACAATCCGCCAATTAAAGTTTTAGTGCCGAACTGCAAGAATACGCTGGCCAGTGATCGCAAAATGTTAGTCAATGATTCTTGCAGGGTTTGCGCTTCAAATATTGCACCCTCAATAGCGCCGGTCACGCTGGAAGTAATGGTGCTTCCGATTGACTTCCAAAGCTCGTCTAAGTTTTGTGATTCAGGCAACAAATCAGCAAGATCTGCCCCTAAGCGCTTAAACGCTTCCTCTAACGCTTCAGCTTGTTCAACACGTTGCTGGTCAATTGCCAAAATCTGTTCATTCGCGTTGATTTCAGCTTTGCGCAAAGCGAGGGCACCAGCCAAGGGATCGTCAACCATTTTTTGGTTGGCTTGAAAAATAGCAAGATTTAACTCGGCTAAAACTTGCGCATAGTCATTTTGCTGTTCACGCGCGTCAAGAATTGCATTTTCTAAATCAAAAACCTCTTGGAGCATGACGCGACGCTCTTTCGCTGCTTTAACTTGCTTTGCTGTGTCACCGCCAACGGTATCGCCAATTTGGAAGGGTCTGCCACCACGGAGCCCGTAGCCTTCAGGTGCTTCGCCTTGGCCAAACAACAGTCTGTTGAATTGGGAGCCACTAGTACCAAGTCGATCCACAAAGCCTTGGCCGTAACTTTTTCCTAGTTCAATAGCCTTGCCCAAATCGCCAGACAAGGCAGCTTGGGAAATTTGAAAGGCAATTTGCACCGCCTTTATCGTTTCCTCTACGCCTTTGACAACAGTCAGAGTGGCGATTGCGACGCCGCGCAACCCAAACTCAATAACGGAAAACAACGCCTTCCAGTCAGCCTCTGTATTGAATAACTCGGCAAACACTTCAGTAATGGAAATCAGCGCCGGCATCAGCGCATCCATTAGCTGCATCTGGAAACCTTCAAATGCAAAACTTAACTTAGTGATTTGGTCGTTGTAATATTCAGCATTTTGAGCAAACTTGTCACTTAAGTTGTAGTTGAATTCTTCAAGCGATGCGCTGCCGCCATTCAGCAGCGTAATCATGTCTGCGCCAGACTTGCCAAACAAATCCATCGCCAGGGCGGCCTTTTCTGGGCCGTCGGGCAAATCCTTAAACTGATCGGCAATTTCACCTAGCAGCTTGTCGGAAGCTTTAAGCGTTCCGTCGCTGTTTTTTACGGAAACACCAAGCTTTGCATAGGCTTCTGCGTAGCTGGCTGTACCTTCTGCTGCTTCAGATTGCGTTCGCGCCAATGTACGCAAACCAGTGATCAGCTGCTTTTGACTCACGTCAGCCAGCTTGCCGGCTTGCACATAACCCACCAGCTTTTCTGCTGCAATACCAGTGCGAACCTCAAGCTTGCCAAAAGCGTCCGCGGTGTCAGCGGCGGATTTGACATAAGCTGCAAAACCTGAAACAGCTGCTGCAGCAAACAGCGCCCGAAACGCACCAGCTAATTTGCCAACGCCACTTTGTAAATTTTTAACTTTACCTTGAACGCCTTGCATTGTATTACCAAGGCGCTTAATCTCATTGTCCCCAGAGACAGAAGCTTTAATTCTGAGCAGAGAATTTTCAATCATGCTGGCGACCTAGTTGTTCAACACTTGCAAAGCAGCAGCTTCGATGACTTGAATTTTCTCAAGCGTCGAACGCTGGTCATCTATCTCATACAGTTTAAGCACCCATGCAACTGCTGCATAGTCCAAACCTATCAACCCACCCATTGAAACCCGCCATTGAGTTTGGCACTGCAAGAAAACCTGAAGAGCCTGCCAGTTCTCTTCCCATACCTCAAACTGCGCAGCTTTTGCCGCTTTACGCATAGCGTTGATCTCGCCAGGGTCCATGCCCTGAGCCATCAAGTCTTCGTAGTTTTCTTCAAATTTGCCGCCCGCTTCGCACCAATGCCGGGCGGCATCTTTTAGTTTTTTGCCGGCGCTCCCTGAAAGCTGTCGGCGTAGGCATTGATCAATCCTTTCAAAACGAAAGGGTCATCAAACAACTGCGCTTTTGTCGTGTCGTCAAATGGCAAATCCTCGCCGTCCTCGTCTTTAATGCCAGTCCAGCCGACGACAATGGCATCCACCAAAGCGTCTTCGCCTTCAGCTATTAAGCTGTTGAACTCAGACCTGCTAATTCGCTTAAAAACTGCCGTAAAGGTCTCTTTCTTGAACTTGCCACCATCGACGGGGATTTCAACGGCAACAGGCCACTTATAAGAAGAGACCTTTTTAAGGACAAATGACATGCAGATCAGGTGTAAACAAGTGTGATTTCGTCATTGCCGGAATCACTTGGCACCATAGTAGTCGGAAGGTTCAACATCACAATCCCCTGATCCTCAGAGTAAGTCGGGTTACCTAGCGACAATCCGGTCGCGGGCGAACTCAGCGTGATGATGTTGCCAGCTGATGTGCCGTGAACAATGCTGAGGTTGCCTAAGGTGCCAGCCACCGCCAAGGCGAAAAAGTCAGCCGTGGCGATCGTTGGGCATTCAATTACAAAGTTGGCAGTCGCTGCACGGTTAGTGATCAATACCTCCTTCTCAGAGTTGACCAGCTCGCGGTAAACCACCTCGTTGCCAAGGTCAAGCTCTACTGACTGAAGTGCCAAGCCAGTTTCGGAGTACATCTCAAACGATGTTGTGTTGGTGTCGTTAAAGATTTGTGGAATGGCTTGATTTTGAAAGGTTAGGGTTGGTGATGCTGTATCAGTCGGGGTGTTGTACTGCCCCGTGAACGTGAAGTTGTAAACAGGAATTTGGTTAGCGTTCAAGCTGACAGTAAAAGACCCGCGCGCACCAGTCACGATGTGGCGAATGCCATCATTGTCGATGTACATCGTTACAGAATCAAACGAGGTCGAAACCGGCGCGTAGGTGACAGAGGTCGATGCGACAACGGTTTCACTGAAGCCGCAAGCCTTTAGAAGAGGACCGTACTGGGGCGCGGTCCCTGCAGTGCCAGAACCTGAATACTCAACCGTGAACGTAACGGTGACGCGGGTGTTTGCGATCAGCTGAGGGCTATTGCCCAAATAACTGCGAATAAGGTCGCGGGAAAGAACCTCAGACTCTGCAGGGCTGATCTCAAGCGCAGAGACTTGGATCGCGTTATCAGCTCCAGTCGGCGTCGGGTCAGTGCCGTAAGTAACTTCTTCTTTCGCAAGGATTGACCTCACGCGGGCGAGCTTTGCCATTAGTCAGGCTCCGGCACTAAAAAATCTTGTCTTCAGTCTAAGTTTAACGACTGCCCCAGCCGCCCATTTATGCGCTGGTGAGGTCCACTCGGCTGGTGCGATATTTAACCAGATAGTCCATGGCAATAATTCCGACAGGGACATCAGCATCAAAAAAACTGAAGTCTGTTGTTGCAGGATCAATATCTAAGGCGTAACCATTGATGGTGGTGTCAGACATCACTGCATCATGCACTTGCTTCACGTAAGCGTCAGCGGCGTTGCCTGGTGCATTCGCGCGAACCAAAACAGTAACGCGAACGCGAAAAGTCCATTGGAGCGTGCTTGAAAATTCCTCAATTGGCTCGTCACTGATTGGCTCGACAATTACAGCAGGAACCTCACCTCGCGCCAATGGCTCCACCCGGTTGCGATAAACGGTTGCCCCGGTGATAGCGTCAAGATTAGTTTTAAGCCGAGCAAGGATAAGCTCACGCCTTGTCGTCATGCCTTCACCTCAATGGCACTGATTCGCCCGCGTTGGAATTGAATGGTGGTCGTGTCGCTGATATTGGTTACATACAGCGCCACCTCGTCACCATCAGCTAGCTCAACCATCCAAAAGCAAAACAGCTTGGCAATCTGCCCAGTTGATCCCGAAAATGCGCGACATTCAGACTGGTCAATGCCAACGCCATTTTTTGCCAGCTTAATTCCAAGCGTGTGGTTGTTGCCGGCGTAAGCATCCATGCTGGCCTGCACTTGGAACAGCTTTGTTGCGCCGCTGTCGTTCTTAATTGCAAAGGTGTCAGACGTGCCCAGCGCGGTCTGATAATCAGTGCTGCTATCAAAAGTCGCAGTCAGACCAGTGCTTTGATACGTGCCGGCCGCGCCAATGGTGATAGTCCCACTGGTTGTTTTGCTGGCCTGGCCACGGGCCAAAACGCCTTCGATGTAATAGCTCAAACTGCTCCATGCAGTAGAGCCGTCGCCCACTTTGTAGCGGCGGGTATCGGTCTCGATGCCCATCTCGCCAGCGAGCAAGACGGGATCCTCTGAAGTCCAATTTGCTTCAGTGTCGCGACGCAACCTAATCCGTGCCGTGCTGCTCATGCCGCGCCACCATCCACCGTGTTGCCTTCAATGTAGCTAGATCCAGCACTGCCGCCGTCAAGCTCAGGGTCTAACTTTTCAAGTCCAAGATCATCAACAGTATCGTCAACGTCGCCACCATCAATCGCCGTGGTTGATGTCGTTATTGCCGTTTCAACGCTGCGCTGCAATGAAAGCTCACAAAACATTCCATCACTAGCAAGCCTGTTATCACGCACCGTAAAGGCTGTGCCATTGACAGTGATTTGTGAGTTGTAAACAAGATCTCCAAAGTCTGAGGATTTTGCTGTCAAGACGTAATCAGTAGACAGCATCATGTCACCAGCAACCACCTCGGTGGGCATGTCAAGAATGCCCTTACCAGAGACGCTGCCGGCGACACAATCAACGCCAAAGTCAGCTAGATAAACATCCGGCAGATCAGTTAGCGCCATCTTTTACCGTTGCTTTGGTTTTGCGTGGTGCTGGTTTTGGCTTAACCGTTTCTGCAGGAGCTTCAACAGCTCGGCCAATCCGTAAAAGCG